CAATGGCGCACAATATTGCGGTATCCCAGCCTTTGAATGGTTTCCAGTCATCACTTAGCTGCACAAGGACATCGCCGGTAGAGTGGATTGCTGCGCTGTTCCAGGCTGCCACACATCCGCCTTGCCCTGACTGCATGAAGACAGTCTTGAACCTCTGGAATACCTCGGCGTATTCGTCATCAAGATCGACCGCAAAGATATGCTCAATGGCTTCTGGATTGTCGGCGTTTCTGAGCCATTCTGAACGCGTTCTGATGGCTTGCGAGGCTCTGCCTCTTGTAGCGTGCAAAAGCGAAATAATAGGCACTCCTGCCCTCTTATTCATGTTCTGTCTGCGTGTGTCAGACTCGAGGACATATCCTGCCGATCTGAGGCATTGCAGGAACAGATCTTCTCTGAAGAACCCATAGAACATCTTGCGATGGTTCCAGCATGGATCTTCTGGCCATTTGCAGGTCATCATTAATCTGGCGAAATCCAAAGCTCGTTTCGGCTCGTCACAAGACAAGGACAAGGCTGCCAATTCATACAGCGGCTCCGCCCGGCTTGGATCCTCAGCAAACGCTTGCGTGTAGATCTGTGCCTTTGTCTCGAAATCCTCAGACATGGCTGCCAGCGTCATGAACGTCTCGAATCTCTCAGGAATCCCGCCTTCTGGATGCTTCAAGAATTGATCTGCAAGCTCGACGGCCCGTGGGTCGTTGCGCCGTGCGTATTCCGTCATCAGGTAAAAGGTATGAGCGTGCGTCCTTTGATCTTCCGGAATGCTTTCAAGGATGTTCATGTTCCGATCCTTCGAGCAATCTCGATCATGTCGAGGCACATGAATAATCTTGATCCGATCAGTCTGACTGTGCGGGCCATCATTGCCAGAAACATCGACCAGGTTCTCATGCAAGGCATTCTTCCATTCCATCGTGCCGGTGTTCCTCCATACGCGTTCCCGGTAATTGGCGATCACTCCTTGATCGCTGACGACGTATGGACATCGCAGGATGTTACATCCCTCTGGCAATTTCGAGATGATCTCGCGCAAATTCTCAAGACCTTCGGCGGTGTCATCCATGTCCGCCCACATGACCCAGTCTCCAGTTGCTAGTTTCGCCGATGCGTTTCGAGCGGCTGAGAAATCATCGACGTGATTCCACGTTTTTTTCTCATCATCAATAGTCCATTTTGAGTTTTTATGAATATGATTTGGAGCGTTAAAATACTCGCCCGTGATACAGCCGCGCTGCTTTGCAATGTCCAAGGTGCTATCTGGATCCTGATTGCCAATAGCGCGAACCATGACGACTTCGTCAAAGAATGGTTGAAATACATTCAAGAATCTCTCGACGTCTTTTTCGCAATTTCCGGTAATAACGGAAAGCGTTATTTTTTGCTTATTCATTTGTGGCAACTTTCTAAATCAAAAAGTTGATCTTAACAAGCAAAAAGCCGCCCCCATTTCTGAGGACGGCTTTCGACCATGCAATGAACGCCAAGTGAAATTAGTCAGCTTTGCGAAGAAGTCCGATGCCCAAGGTCAAGGCGGTCGTCATGCCGAACAAGCACTCGACGCTTGCGAAGTGGCGACCTTTGCCTGGGTTGAAATGACGGCGATAGGTGAAACCAAGACCAGTCTCTGCATCGGTGACAGTTTCGATAGCGAGGTAGCTATCTCCAGCGTCTTGCGGCTGCAGGTTGCGAACCGCGATTGCGATTGCGTCTGGGTGAGCGAGGAAGCCGACGAGCGAAAGCGTGCCGCCAAGTGGCAGAGCGTTGGTTTCGTAGACGTCCATGCCGTAAAGGCGAGGAATGCGAGCTTCACGAACTGCCTCGGAGCCACCGTATTGGAAGGCTTGAGTGATGTTGCTGTCGCCAAGGAGCGAGCTGTAAAGCTCGGAGTTGGAGATGAGCGACACCATGTCCATGTTGACCTTGCGATCCATGAGGGTTTTGCGAGCTGCGCGAAGTTGTGCGAGGCCGGTGTTGGCGATCGAAACTGGGGTTGCAGCGGCGGCGCCGAAGTTGGTGATCGAGAGAAGTCCGAACACGTTCTCGATGCACTTGCGAGCAAGAGCGCGACCTTGTTGTTGTGCGAAGATGCTGATGTCAGCATTGCTCGAGTTGGCGAACTGAACGTCCGTGATGTCAACGCCGACGATCTGGTGTTGATCAAGGTTCAGAGTGATGGAAGCCACGGTGCCGCCTTCAGTTTCGTAAGGGAAACCGCTGTTGTTCGCGTAAGCAAAAGTCGTGGTGGACAGAGCGTCAACGCGAGGGATGATGATGGCATCACCTTTGCGACGAGCTTCTGGGGAAAAGGAACGGGTGAAAGCACGAAGCGGCGCAAGGCCGGCGGTGAATGCGTTCAGGACTTCCTGAGTGTAGATTTTGTCGTTGAATGTAGTGGACATATAATTGGATTAGTTGAGATTATTTTTTGGCTTGGTCTGCAAGGATGGCTTTGCGATTGGCTTTGTAGAAAGCGGTCGCTTCGGCACCTTTCAGCGATTCAAAGATTTCAAGGCAAGAACGGCTTTCTCCGGATTCGTTGTTGAGATCAACAGGAGCGGAGTGACCAGTTGCGGCAAGAAGTTCTGCTGCTTTGATCCCGGCTTTTTCGTTGAAATCGGTCAGTTCTTTTTCGAGAGATTCGATCTTCTCGGACTGCTCAACGATTTTCGCCTCGAACTCAGATGCCTTGGCTTTGGCTTCAATCAGTTCGGATTGAACTTGCATCTTATCTTCGACTTGCGACTGCAATTCTTTGATTTGATCTTGAGCGGAAACCAGCTCTGCGCGGATCGACTCGTTCTCTTGGATGGCGGCTTCGATCTGTGCGACCTGATCGTTGTTCGGGAATAGTTTAGCAAGTATGCTCATGCTCTTAACTTCGGTGTCAAATTTGACGATCTCATCGGCGAACTTGCGATCGACTGCCTCCTTGGCGCCCATCCAAGTTTCCTTCTTCATCAAATCGCGCATTTCCTCTGGATCTGCACCAGTCCGGTTGGCATAGATGATCGAGATCTCCTCCGAGATTTCTTCAAGATTCTTTGCTGCTCGTGCGTGATCTTCGCTGTCGCCAGATACGGTCTGCGATGCTTCGTGAATCATGATCCGACCGCCTTCGACGATCTTGACTTTGTTCGCGGCCATGAGAATGACGCTGCCCATCGAGGCTGCCAGCGTGTTCACGGTGGCGATCACCTCGACTCCACGGCTGCGCATCTGCATGAGGGAGTTGTAAATCCGATACCCATCGAGGACGCTGCCGCCCGGGGAGTTGATCTCGATCTCAAGGGTTTCGAGTGCGTCGTCAGCTGAGCATTGGAATCCGCCGATTGTCAGATTTTCGACGACTGCCTGGTTGCCATATTGCTTCTCGATCTCTCCGATCAAGTCGTCAGCGCTCCAAGGCGTGACTGCATCGTTCAGTTTGACCTTGCCGATTTTGTTATTGATTTGAATCATTTCCGTTTTTGTTGGGGTTGTTTGAATTTTCATCATTTTCATGATTTAAATCTTCTGGATCTGGCTGTTCATTTGGAGTCATCATGGCAATCTCACGAGAATCAATTTTGACTCCGTATTTCTGCTCGATCTCAGCCGTGATGATTTGCCGGATCGCTGCTTCCTCTGCTTTCTGCCTGACGACGTCAGCGTATTGCTTGCCCATCGCTGCGGTGATTTCAGAGGCAGACTTGAATCCGAGTTTGTAAGCTGACTCCAGCTCCTTCATTATTCGACCATCATCGATAGTGAGCTTCGGCGGTGTTGAAAACTCCCACTTATACCACTCCTCAGACTGTGGAAGATCTCCACGTTTTTGACCTTTGGCGACTGCATACGAAACAATCCGCTTGGCTGCGTAGAAAAGAAGGTCTTGCCGATCCTCGATCGCCCGTTGCGCCATCGCGATCTCGGTGCGCTGGGCCGTGCCTCCTCCGACTCCGTGGCCGTTGTAGAAAGCATACGGCCAGTTGAGTGAGGCATAAGACGATTTGAGAAGGCGATCGTGGAAATCCAAGAACGGGTTGCCGGGTCGATTGTTGACGAGCGTCTCGATCTTGCCTCCGCTGTTTGATTTGAAATAGCGAACCGTGCCGCCGTCCATGCTTTCGACGACAAGCCCAGGGGTTGCCGAATCACATCCGCCCAGAAGCATATTGCGCGGATCATCAACGTCGGCTCCACCTGATTCGTTGTATTCGATCAGGCTGATGCTGCTCATCTGCATCATTGCCAAGCGTTCCCACTCGGTTGACTGGATGATGTCCCGGCAGTCGTTGATGCAAGGAGTCAGAGCGCTGATTCCTCGGCCCTGATATTGCCACTCCGGATCGTATAGGTGAATGATGTTCTGCGCTGGGATCCACTCTGAAAGCATCCCCTCTTTATCAAGGAACGCGTATTCCTTCGGGGTTCCGCTGGCAAGGTAGATGATGCCATCGATCAACTCACCTCCGCGCATCGGCCCATCCTGCATTCCGTTCGGGTTGGCGATCCGGTGCGATGGGATTCCTTGGTAAATCGGAAAGCCGTTCTTCGTTTCGGTCAAAAGGATAAAGATTTCTCCATCCACGTCCAAGGAAGTTGACCATGTGAAAAGGTTGGTCTTGAAATCGTGCATCCCTCCACGGGAATCGCCGATGGCATAA